TTCGATGCGATTAAAAATGATATTTGGCAAAAGACTGACGACGGCAGTTATGCATTCAAAAAAGCACATTCGTTTAGCTATGCCGCAGTAATTGTTGTTCAATTGAATTTAATATGTGAACAAATCAGTATTGAGTACTCTTAGGAACTCTGACTAACTGTATTGATTTGCGTTTGATACGCTTTTCTGCAATTTCACTGAGATTGACAGTGGGCCCAAATATTACTTCAACATCCTTGCTATTGAACGTTTTAATGGCATACTTGAATTCCTGCATTTCCTTTTTTAGGAAAATATTGATTGGCAGCTTTCTATTACTTTCCCACCACCAAGTTTCGCCCAATTCTAAAAAATTTTTACGATCATTTGTTCTAATCAATTCAATATCGTAAATACTGGTGACGTGTGTATCTAAATTTATGATGATTCCCACACATTCGTTATTACTGATCCTTAGACAGGAAATAAAAGGATGTAGATTTTGAAAAGTTGAAGTTGAATACATTATTAAACGATAAATATCATATATGTTAAGTTTACCAATCTATTTATATCCAAATGTATGTAAGGTCATACTGGATTTGGACACCACCGTCATGGGAGTTAATCAAAATATGTACCAACAAGATATTAAAATACAAAAAGGTGTAAAAAACACTGTTCAATTCCAATTTAAAAATAGTGATCAAAAATTACTGTCAATGTCAAATTCTGGCACTTTTGTATTCTCTATGTTTGATGCAATAAATCAAAGATTGCTGCTGGAAAAACCCATTACAATTTTAGATGACTCTGTTACATTTAATATCATAACTAATCAAACCGCAGTTGGCAATACTTTGCATATTAACACTGATCGAACATTGAAAGTTGGTCAAATAATTAATGGGTTTGGTATTAAACCCAATTCTGTGATTGTGGCAGTGACTACTAATACTATTACTTTGAATAACTATACTTCGTTACCAGTGACATCATCCACTGTTCTAACTGCATGTACTCCAAATCTACGAGGTTTGGGAGAAATTGACTTTTTACAAGCCGATACTGTGGATTTGGCTGCCACTGCATACAAATTTAGCATAAAATATTTAGATCAAGACGGTGAATTCCTACCAGCTTACAGCAATACCTATTACGGTATTAACGGTTTGATCAATTTGGCCGACGACATTTATCCATTATTCAAACCCAGCCAAACTGTGATATCATTTTTAAGCACTTTGGACACTACTACAGGTTTATATTATTACCCCAGCGGAAATATATATGCCTACCCAGAATTATCTGGCAATTCTGCATTACATACCCTAGTGATGTATATGACAAAATTCAAAGGTGTGGTGAAAATATTAGGCACTTTGAACAATAACCCTGATAATGATGCTTGGTATTCCTTGATTGATACTTTGACTTATACTGGCGAAACTGATATTGATTACGTGACATTTACCGGTGTTTATACATATATCAAAATTATCTATACCCCCAGTACTAGACCTGGTGATACTACCAACGATGACCCCACTTATTTCGGATCATTTGACAAAGTACTATATAGAAGCTAATATAGTACTGTGAACGAAATACAAGATGCACTCTTAACTTTATTGCCTGCGAAACGAAAATCCACCCCTAGTGGATGGACCAGCGTCAACGCGATATGCTGTGCCCATAACGGTGAAAATCCTGATACCAGAATGCGTGGTGGATTTAGAACCAGTGCCGATGGCAGCTTTACTTGGCATTGCTTTAATTGCAATTTTAAAGCAGGCTGGAGCCCAGGTAAACTACTGAGCAAAAATACTAGAAACTTGTTTAAATGGCTGGGCATGAGCGAACGCGATATTGGTCGATTGAATTTGGCTGCACTTAAGGTCAAAGATGATCAACCCATAATGAAGAAACCATTGAACTTTAGTTTGCTAGAACGTCCCTTGCCTGATGACTGTTTACCCATTGATGTTTGGTTGTCTGAAGGTGCTCAGGACCCTGAACTACTGGATGTGGTTGACTACTTGATAAATGTACGTGGCATGGCCTGGGAATGGTATAATTGGCATTGGAGCGCGGCACCAGGATTCCGTGATAGAGCAATATTGCCTTTTTATCACAAGGGAATCATAGTGGGTTATACTGGTAGAAAAATTCAACATGGCAAGCCCAAATATCTCACAGATGCTCAACCTGGCTACGTGTTCAACATGGATGCTCAAAATTCTGATAGAAAATTTGTCATAGTCACTGAAGGTCAATTTGATGCTATTGCTATTGATGGTGTGGCTGTCATGCACAACGAACCCAACGAAACACAATGCACTAGAATTAATGCTTTGAATAGGCCAGTCATAGTGGTGCCAGATAGAGACCCGGCTGGTGCCAAAATGATTAATACTGCTATTAAAGAAAAATGGTCAGTGAGTGTGCCACCGTGGGAAGATCACATCAAAGATGTGGCGGATGCTGTGAAACATTATGGAAGATTATATACGTTGTCGACAATTTTACACTACCAGGTCACTGGCGAGATAAATTTACATTTACTAGAGAAAAAATTAAAAAATGCTCAAAACTAATAACCCTAAACCCAATTACGATTATGCCATGCAGAAATTGTATCTAGAAATGTTCTTGGGTGATTCAGAAACTTTTATACGTTGTCAAAATATTTTTGATCCAGAAAATTTTGATCAACGTCTGCAACTGGCCGCAGAATTTATTAACAAATACGTGGACGACTACAAGATCATGCCCGAAGTTAACATCGTTAATGCTGCCACTAGACAGGACTTTGAAAATATCCAACTGCCCAAAGAAAACTACGAATGGCTGATGACTGAATTTGAACAATTCAGTAGACATAAAGGCTTGGAACGAGCTATTATTAAAAGCAGTGATCTATTGGAATCCGGCGACTATGGCCCAGTGGAAAAATTAATCAAAGACGCTATACAGATCAGCCTCAACAAAGACATGGGCACTGACTACTTTGCGGACCCTAGAGCTAGATTAGAAGGCTTGAAAAACAATAATGGACAGGTCACTACAGGCTGGCCCACAGTGGATAAAAAACTGTATGGTGGTTTTAATCGCGGCGAACTTAACATTTTCTGCGCAGCTTCGGGCGGCGGCAAAAGTCTATTCCTGGCCAACTTGGGCGTGAACTGGGCTTTGCAGGGATTGAACGTGATATATCTCACTTTTGAACTTAGCGAAAATTTGGTCAGTATGCGATTGGATTCCATGATCACGGGCATTGGCACTAGAGAAATATTCCGTAAGATTGACGACGTGGAACTCAAGGTAAAAACCCTGGAAAAACGTGCAGGACATCTACAGATTAAGTATATGCCTTCAGGAAAAAATTGCAACGATATTCGAGCCTATTTGAAGGAATATCAGGTAAAAACCGGGGTGAAACCAGACGTTTTACTCATAGATTACCTCGATTTGATGATGCCTTTGTCAGTGAAGGTAAGTCCCAGTGATTTGTTTGTCAAAGACAAATATGTCAGTGAAGAGATAAGAAATTTGGCCATGGAAACACAGTGTATCACAGTCACAGCATCACAATTGAATCGTAGTGCTGTGGAGGAAATTGAATTTGATCACAGCCATATTTCGGGTGGTTTGAGCAAGATCATGACCGCAGATAATGTGATAGGTATCTTTACTAGCAGAGCTATGAAGGAACGTGGTAGATATCAAATCCAATTTATGAAAACACGTTCCAGTAGTGGTGTGGGACAGAAAGTGGACTTGGAGTTTAATTTAGACACACTGAGAATCACGGACTTGGGCGAAGATCAAGACTCTAATAATTCCCCATCAGCTGTTAATACCCAAAACGTGTTGAACTCAATTAAAAGAACATCTGTGGTGACCACAGCCAGTACTGCTGATATATTGAATCGACGTTCATCCAAAGAAACTGCTAATACCAATGAGGCTCCAAAAATACGCGGTATGTTGGCAGCATTAAACCCTGAACGTGATTAGTTCTGATCCCGAATCATGTTATTGAAGTCACTGTTCATATAATGCGAAGTGTTATACTTCAATGCTTGCTTTAGACAACGCTGCCATGTGCTGTCATGATCACGGTCAAACACCAATGCCGCTGTTGCTGGCATGATTTCCCACTTGCGAATATGTTGATTGGCTAACTCTTTGGCTAGATCCATCCAGATACAACACCCTGCGATGATGCGATGTTGGTCAGGCCCTCGGTCTTTGATTAATGCA